TCTTGAGTGAGAACTTTCCACCTGCTGGAGGTCTTCCTCTTCTTCGTCCGGCTGCAGCCATCATTCCAACCTCTGCACCTTCCATTAGTCCCTCATCAACGGCAGGGTTTGTAAGAGCATTTACTAAATATTGAGTAGCAACGGCTTCCGCTGGTTTTTGTAGGGCTTTACCTACACTCTTAAATGCTTTTCCAATTCCTTTCTTTCCGCCAATTTGTCTAAAATGACCATCTGGTCCCATAATAGAACCAATAGCGTGTGGTCCGCCGTATCTCATACCTCCAACAGGGTTTTTCATACTTAATTCCGGATGTAAATAGTCAGTATATGGGTTAGAGCCTCTTTGGATGTATTTTCCATCCCTTAAAGCAGTTGCGGATTGAAATCCAGAGTTTGATACTTGTGAATGGGGCATACCCATTAAGTTCTCGTAGTCGTAGCCAGTTATCGCATCAGATTTACCTTTGGGCATATTCTATATATATTGAATATATAAAATATTTTCTTATAGGACTTTATTTAAAATAGCGAATTTACCAGTAATTTTTTTTCCAATTTTTTTATCGGCAATTACTTTTTTTGCAACAGATTTTACCTTTTTTGCTAAACTTTTCTTTTCTCCTCCACATAAAATCCCCATTTCGCATCCTTTTGGAGATTCGCCACGTTGAATAAAATGCAGTTTCTTTCCACCAACAAATTCTTTTGGGTTTTTAAATTCGTGTCCCACTTCTTTGGGTGTTTTGAATAGTTTTTTACCCCCAACCGATTTGGGTGTATATGTGGCTGGGTCACTTCCTAAAGGTTTCATACCACCTTTTGGTCTTCCTCTTTTTTTCGGTAAAACATCGTGTATTTGACCTAAAGTTTCTTGACCTTTCATAACAAGAGTTTTTCCAACTTTTGCAATTTTGGGAGTCCGATAGGAGATTGGTCTTGCGACTTCACCACGTTTTCCAACCAGAAACGTGTTCTGTCCAGCCCCTCGTTCTCGTTCTTCTTGAACGTATTTGAGTGTATGATGGATAGGAGTGGTAGAATCAATAAAACGACCCCCACCAGAAATGGGAGGAGTCATACGAACACTACCGGTATATTGTCCAGAAGGAGCCATTAAAGTGGCTGGTCCTCCTATAGCCGATTCTAATGCTGACATTCCATAATTACTAAATACATCGTGAATTTCTGGATAATGTAATGCGGTAGCCCCAATCATTCCACTTCCTCCACTTGCAAATTTATCACGAACAATATCACCCTGTCCAAGACCGACTTGTCCGTAATTTCTTTGTTTTACATAATACGTATCTGGTTGCGGAATTGATTCAACAAAAGCAGAAGGGTAGCCTCTTTGTATGTCTTCTAAATCCGCTAAAGTTAATGCTATTCGTCTATTCTCTGGAGTATCCAAGTTGTTATTATAGTTGTGGAACATTATATATATTACTTATATATAATTTTCGTGTGAAACAATTTCTAAAAGAGATATTTTGTTGGTCGTATTTTTATGTTATACTTGAGGGAATGTGAGAAAATATTCCACATATTAAAGTGAGAAAAAAATATTTCTAAACCGGTTTAAATTAGACGTATCTGCGGACACCTCCTGAATGGGCGGATTGTCCTCCTGACGATGAGCCAGTTCTACCTGCTCTCATACGTCCAAGTTTTCCCAATAACATTTTTCTCAAGGCACCAAAGTTCGCCATTTTACCTCCAACCATTCTGGTGTATTCTGGAACCTCAAGGGCTGGAACTTCGTCTTCAGTGGCTGTGGAAACAACCATCTCTTTCGTAAGGATACCAGTATAAATAGCACTGCTTCCTGAAGCATTCACCATAATACCACTATTCATACAACAGATAACGATTTCTGGGACTATAGAACTTGAGTAAGGATTGGTGCAAGTAATCTGGATTTGGAATTGGAACTGACCGATAGAGCCGGATGAAAGCATTGCTGGTAATGATAGAGCCATTGCTGGTGATAGAACAAGAAGAGAACCAATTGTCTTAACAGATGCTCCTGTTCCTGTAGCGTTGTCATTAACAGACTGGACACCTCTCCACTCGTTGTAAGACTGGGAACTTCCTGCTTCCACCGAAAGTTTCCAGAGTTGCTGGGGAGAAGAAGACGACAAAAGCCCAGATTGGTTGTTCAAATTGACACTGATTGAAGTAATAGGGAAGAATGAATCAGAGTCAGTATTGGTCATATCAACCATCGGCTTACGGACACAGATGATGAATTTATCTGGAAGTTGGTTAAGTTGAATGTTTTGGGATGTAAGAGTAGCAGTTGCTCCAGCCGAAACAGATGAAGAACTATTACTACTTAAGTAGCGTGGAAAATCGCAGTATGGTACAACTTGTCTGCTTGGGATAAGGTCAGTTGATTGAGTTGAAAGGAAGTTCAACAAAAGACTGGTGCTTCCTTGAAATGGATTGCTGGAAACATTATATACACCGAAGAATGTAGAATGGGTGTATGAAGATGTGGAAGTTCTCCAAAGTCTCTTACAAGTAGAATCAAGAGTAGCAACCAAGTTGATTGTATTGATACCTACCATACCACCCATATTGTATTCTGGGTTAGAGAAGATATAAGGACTCAAGAAAAGAGGCTCTGTTGGTGTGGTTACAATTTGAGCAATAAAGAAGTTTGTAGCATCTGTAGAGATAGGAGAATTACTTACGAAAACACCTGCGGAAGTGTATTGAGTAAGAGTAATAGATGCTGGGAAACTACCACGTGGGGCTTGGTCTAAATCGTATGACTGGGTGTTGAACGAAGCCAAAGGATTGTTAGAAGCCAAAACACCATCAGAGTAGTTAAAATAGGCTTGGTCCGGTAGTGTGGGTGCATAACTATTCCATCGGTAAAGTTCTCGTGAGTCATTCATTCTCAACAACTGGGGAAGAATATCCTGTAAGTTAAGACTGACGTTTGTATTGTTAATCTGGGAACTCAAAGTAAGCATACTCATTGCAAGTGGAAAGGGAGCCAAAGCATCAGTAAGACCATAATTGAATGCGGTCTCTCCTACTGGAACATTATCAACACGATGGTAGAATGAAAAGTCCTGTGCCTCAAAAAGCACCTCTCGGTTTAATACAACCGACTCGGAGGGCAACTGAACATTAAATACAACTGAACTTGGGCTCGTAGATACAGCGGAAAATCGTTGAAAAGTATTGTTAGATGCTCCCTGATAAACACCATAAACCTGTTGGTCAGTGATTTGAGCAAGTTTGGAATCACGGATGAGTGCAGTTTTGAAGTCTGTCATCTTTATATATTCTACCAAGATATTATTTTTTCAACGGATGAAACAAAAAAATAATATCACCTAAATAAAGAGAATTGCTAAATTACATCTAAAGAATCCATCACATTCTTAAAACCCCTCCTCTTAATGGTAATTTCTGGCTTTTCCTATAATGTTCTTGGTCATTTCCATCAGAACCAGTTAATACCTTTGTATGGTCTTTCAAGACATTATAGATTGCGGATACTTTTGTAAATAGGAGTTTGATTGTGCAAGATGAACCACCTGATAAAGTCATCGGCACAAGTTCTCCTAACTTGGTTCTCCAGAATACCGATATTTGAATGTTAGTTAAAGCACCTGAACCGGTCATACTTATACGTCTGTATTCGGCGGTAGGATTGTATTGAAGATTGGGTTTATAGACTAAATCACCACTTTCTAAATCAGTCAAGATAAGACCAAAATTTGCGTTGTTTCCAGATAAAGCCTGAACAACATTACCCTCTGAAATGATTTGTGGAGCAGACAACTGGTTAGGAACGATTGGTAATTGAGACGAAGTAAATACGATTCCAGAAACTGGTGTTATGTTGTTAATCGTGCTAAACTCTTGGAAGGTCTGAATGAAATTCTGTTGTGTGGGTTGAGATGCACTTGTTAAAGTTGGGACTAAAGTCAAGTTAGAACCGACAAAATCGTGGAATAATATCCTAAAGTTCGCTCCGTCCGTAATTTGCGGACCAGTTCCAAAATTTACCGATGGAAATGTGCTAAAGAGGTTATACAACTGCGTATTAAAGTATATTTGACAAGCATTAGGGTTTTCTACAGATGGATTGCTTAAACTATTTACGCTAAAGACTGATTGATTTGCTCCGATAATAAATGAGAGAGTGGTAGGGTCAAACACAAAAGTAGGGCTATATATTCCATTCAAGTCAGTATATCCAGCAGCCGTAAGTTGTGCATTTAAATTCGTAATACAATCAAAAAGAGTTTCCTGAATACGAACCGCCAACCAGTCAAAATTATAAGAATAATAGTAGTCATTAAAAGTGGCTTGGAAACCAGTTCCAGTCGCATTAGGAGGAGGAGGGACTTGAGCATTTACATTCTGTGGAACCCATATAATAGGTTGTTGCTGGGTAAATATAGTACCAGGCGGAGCCCCAACCGGAGTAATCTTCATCGTAATCTGATACGTTGTAAGGTTAGCGTTTCCCTGATTCGGTTCTATAAGAGGAATGAATACTGGTAGAGTTTGGGACTCAAGTGAGAAACGAACAACTGATACATTATAATCTCCTGTATTTGAGACAATAGGATTCGTTCTATTCTCTGTATAGTTAATTGGAACATAAGGGGTAGTGTTTCCTAAAACGTTTGTCATAATTACGTCTAAATAAACATTATCTGGGTCTTCTGGAACATTAGATACTCTTGACTTACTTACTACGTGAGAATTGTCTGCGTGGTTTAATAGAGACATTATTATATACTAACTATATATATTTTTCTAAATCTAAAAACTCCATAAAAAAATGCCTAAAAGCCTAAAATTCAGATTATTTTAAGATTTTTACAATAAGATTATTACAAAATAAATAAATTAGATTCATTTTTGATTACTTATAGTGAAAATTTATAAATTTTAGCAATTAAATAACTTTTTATAATCTTATATTTTGATTTATTTCTATTTTTAATCTAATTTTATGATTTAAAAGTGTAAAAATCATAAAATAACTGAAATTATGCAAGTCTTGTAGCAATTATTCCTGTTCCTACTCCATTTGAACCTTGATTGAAAGCCACGCCACCACTTGCGTAATCTATATTATAATACAAATAGTATGTAGTATCAACATCTACGTCTAATACCGCACTTAATTGAGCAAATTTATTTTGCGAACCAGTCCAAATTTCATCTTGCACGGAGTCGGCTTCACTAATGGATGCTAAAGATATTCCTGCACTATCTCTTATATATATCTCTAAAAATCCATTACTAAAGTTCGTTCCAGTATTCAACGTCAGCCACGCCAATCCCTGAACGTCCCAAACCCCTGAAGGTAAGGTTATAGATAATAAATTGGCGGATTGAGGTCCTGCTGGTATGCTAACAGAGGTCGTAGATAAATACGATGTAATTTGTTGTCCGATTTGGTTGGATGATTGTTTTAGTCCTAAAGCACTTTTAACTGACATTATTATATACTATAAAAGTATAAAATAATACATTTTGCTAAATATCCTAAATATTTATGCGATTCGGATAAGGCTCAAACCACCTGCATCAATAGGAGTTCCTGAACCTCCTGCTCCACCTGATTGTAAGTATGATTGGGCGAAGAAACTCTGACCGGCTGTGAATATCATAAATGGCTGGATACTCTGATACTGACCTGGTGTCGCTGCACCAAAGAAAATAGTTTGGCTGGAAGCGAGGATAGAAAGCCCTGTGGCTGAATCTAAAATTCTGATGAAGGAAGAAATATCTCCTGTGATGTCTGCTATTACACTATTAGCAAAAGCAATATATGTTCCGGCTTCATAACCTGCCCCAACACCACCGAGTGTTAGATAGACTTGGGTAACATTTGTTCCACTAATAGGGGTTACATCTGCTCCTGTGCTAACAGCAACAGAATTTCCTAATTCTCCTACGGCTGGGACTGGAACAGAACCAGATGCGTAAGCATATTTGACTCCTTCAACGGCGACTGGTGGATTGACTGATTGCGATGATTTGACACTCATTCTATATATATTACCTAAATATTTTATTTTTTATGCATTCTTCATTTTTAAGGTCGTTAAATTTGCTAAAGGAATAAATAAATAATCTGTCATATCATCGGCTTCATTTATTCGGCTATATGGCTTACACTCAAATGTATCAAATACTGCCTTGTCATATTTTATATAACATATCTCATCTGTAAAATTAAATATGAAATACTGGTCTTTAGTCGTATTGATAATTTTGTTTAGTGTCAGTAGGGTGGTTGGATAGGCATTTTTCTTACACTTCCGTGATTTTACTTCGTATGTAGCATCTCGGTCTTCAAAATCGTATTTACAATATCTTTGGGGAGTTCTTGCTAAAGTAGGACTATTGAAAAATGTTTGTAATATCGGATATATATCTTCTTCTTTCTGCTTACCATACTCGTAATCTTTAGGATAAGTTATACTTCGGAAATTAGGATTTGAAACAACTTTCATTATTATATAATCTATATTTAGATTTTATTTTAGGATAGAACGAATTAGATTTTTCCCTAAATTTCTTTTCTCTGCGATATGTATAGAATATGAATCAAACATCCATTAGACATCTATTAAAAGAGGGTGGTCTCACCCAACAACAATACGAAGATATAAAAGAGAGAGAACCAATATTTATGACTGATGAAGATTTAAGAAGATATTTTCCGGATAATGCAGATGAGCAACCTATCATCAAGTATAGTGCTTTAGCACGTGTTAAGAGTATAACGGATATTTTACCGCACGATAAATCTTTTAAAGTTATATTAATTGAAAATAGGCACAATATCGGACACTGGGTTGTAATTAGTAGAAATAAGGATACCATTTATTTCTTTGACTCATACAGCAACAAACCAGATGGTCAATTAAGATATATAAACTCTTTTTGGCGTAAAATGTTGGGTCAAGACGAAACTTATTTAACCGCCTTGTTAGAAAAAGCCAAGAAAAAGGGTTGGAAAATTAAATACAATAAAAATAGGCTCCAGTCTCTGAAGGGGGGTGGTGGAACGTGTGGTAGATGGGTTATTCTCTGGCTAATGATGAATCTACAATTTAAATATAATTTAGATGATTTTGAGAAATTTATTGATAAGAACCGAAAAGAATTAGGGCTTACTCGTGATGAACTTGTCACGCATTGGGTTCGCTAATCAATAACAACATTCTTCATCACTCATCTTCCTTTTGCAGTGTCGGATATTTTCGCCACGACTTCCACCAACAGGGCAATTACAATATAAGCAACGATTACCTAAATTGATTGAACTAAACTCAATCATATTGTTATTTTCTTTCTTTTCAAAAGTAATGATATATGATTGTTGAAACCAAGTAGGAACTTTCGTTAATATTAACGACGATATAGCCCAACCATATTTAGTTGCTAAATCAATTCTTACAGGAGTTAAAGAATACATACCAATTATGTATTTGATTTTTTTGGTAGCAACTTTAAAAGAATGTTCCAACCATTTTGTTAAAATACTATACGGAGGATTTCCATATATTAAATCTACTGGCTTAACAAAATCAAAAAAATCTGTTCCTTCTTCAATCTCACATTTATACTTATCATCATTTTTAAATGAATTATAAAATATACCTTTACCACTACAAGGGTCTAAAATTGTCATATTTACATCAATATCATCAACCATTATATCAACGACTTTCTGCGGAGTATAAACAATATCATTAGATTTTTGTCTTGTCTGTATAGATTTCATTACTGATGAACTCATTATATATAATGTAATAATATATTTAATAAATCCAATTATTTCATAAAATTGAATTTAAAATCTGGCTGTGAAATCAAAAACTGAATCGTCTGCTACACAATCTGTTAGTGCATATTCTGTGGTCAATCTCTCAAAAAAATTGGTCTTACCTTCTACGCTAATCATCTCCATAAAGTCAAATGGATTTTTCGTATTCCAGATGCGATTATATCCCAATTGTATCAATAACCGGTCTGCTACAAATTCTATATATTCGCTCATCATCTTACTATTCATTCCCAAGAGACGACAAGGGAGCGATACTATTATAAATTCTTTCTCTATTTCTACCGCCTCTCTGAACATACTCTCCACCTCATACCAAAATAGTTTCGTTTTCAATTGGCTGTATAGATAGATAGCAAACTCTGTATGTAATGCCTCGTCTCTGGCTATTAACTCGTTTGATGCTGTGAGAGACTGCATTAATCCCCTTTGTTTTAACCAAAATATACTACAGAATGCTCCACTAAAAAATAACCCTTCCACTATCGCAAACGCTATCAGTCTTTGAGCAAAACAAGACCGGTTGGATTCTATCCACTTTATAGCCCAGTCTCCCTTCTTTTTTATGCAAGGTATTGTATTTATCGCATTAAATAGTTTCAGTTTCTCCTTTTTTTCTGTTACATAAGTATCAATTAGAAGACTATACGTTTGGCTGTGAATACTCTCCATCGCCATTTGGAAACTATAAAATGCTCTTATTTCCGGCATTTCTATTTCCTTGAAAAATCGTAGCCCCAAATTCTCTATTACTATCCCATCACTTGACGAAAAAAAAGCCAATATCATCTTAATAAAATGCCTCTCATTATCGTCCAGTTTATTATTCCAGTCTGGTAAATCTCTGCTTATCTGTATCTCTTCTGCTCTCCAAAAGGACGTTATTGCTTTTTGATAGAATTCATACACTTTAGCGTCTTGGACTGGAAAGAAAGTGAATCGGTTCGGCTGTTCTTGTAGCAACGGCTCTTTTTCTAAATCTGTCATTATAATATATTTTGTTATAATATATTGTTATAATATAATGAGTAAATACGATAGAGAAATCCTCAAATATAGCGACCCTGTAAAGGTTCTCAAGCGACTCCATCAAGTCTTTGGGAAAGATTCCGGTATTGAATTGTTTAGGTCTTCTCGCAAAGACAAGAAATACGCAATTATTAACCCTTACACCTTTAAAGTAGTCAATTTTGGGGCGATGGGCTACGAAGATTATACCAAGCATAATGACGAGAGCCGTAGGGAGCAGTTCCTACGACGCAATAAGAAATGGAGAGATGCAGACCCTTTCTCACCGGCTTTTCTATCCTATCATCTACTCTGGTAAGCCGACTGGGAGAAAAACCTCCAAAACCACTTTTTTTGCCTTGATTTTAGGAAGTCCTCTTATATATATATATTTTCTTTTCTTTTATAGATAGAAATGAAATAAAGGGCAAAAAAGGAGGTTTTTGGTGAAAAAGGAGGTTTTCGTATATACCCTTCAGAAGACCTTTTAAAAAATTGATTACTTTTCAGATAAAGTATCTACAAGACAATAATAACAAGCAAATAAGAAGACTCACACTCACGGACACACTACTACAAGGTAAGAAATCATTTTCTAAAAAATTGAAATAGTTTTGTTGTAATCTTATTATATAATATATACAGGAAACAACTTAAAGAGAACACATCATCATATTATATAATAGCACACACAAGATGCCCTTCCAATACGCACACGTTGAATTTGGTACTGACCCAAGACAAGCACTTGAGAGAATTATTCGCAACGCCGAACATCTACTTAAGAGTGCTCAAATTTGCTTGAGTGATAATATCCATCAGGAATATCTTGCCTCACAAGGTGAGGTTGAGACTTACAAAAAGACCACTTTGAGAACATACAATCTGATTGAGATGAAAGATGATTTCAATGAGTTGAGCCGATGGATTGATAAAGTCAAAGTAGTTGAACTCAAAACCCCTGCAGATGAATGGGAGGAATTTGCAGTCTCACAGAGACCTCTATACACCAAAGAGGCGATTCAGAAACTACCAGATGATATTATTCGTTATGTTGCTGAATACTTGGAGGACGAACTCTCTATTACTTTTAGAATAAATGATGTTTTCCGCACCCACGCATTAAGAACAGATACTTGGAATCAGTTTAGAGGGGATGTTCTGTTGGGTACAGCCGATTGGAGTGGAAATGCTCTCAAATTCTTATGGATAAAACACGTTGTACCCAATATAACCCTTCAAGGGCAGGACATCCCTTCTATCCACCTCCGAAAGGCTCTTGTAAGGTCTTTGCTGAAATGGGATAAATTCCGTTTAAGAGATAATATTAATAGTTTAATATGCTCCGCTTACTTCACTTTCGGTTATAGATGGGAGGGAAAGATAGAGATGATTACAATCAACAACCAGTATAATGTTTTCAGCAATAAAGCCATTCATCACCTTATCAAAACAATCAACTGGATGAATAAGACAATGACAAAGGAGAAATTAAAAAGATTCAGATGCCCACACTTAAAAAAAGTAGATGAATTAGTAGAGACTATAGAGAATAATGAGGAGGAGGTGATGAGGGGAGACTATATTAAGCCTGTAATTCCAGTTTCGTAAAATGTAAAAATTATATACACACTTGATTTTATTAACACTTAAATAGGGGGCAACCCTTTTTTTCGTATTATTGCTGTATTAACCCTTGATACAGCAATAATAAAAAAAAACGACAAAAAAAAATTGATTTGCTTTTTTATTTAATAGAATGGAGTATCTAATAAATCACAAGTAAATAAAATGATGAGTCTGAATTATGAAATTGAGAGGCAATACTGGTATGAGGTAATGATACAGGAAAAAAATTTGGAGCAAGAAGGTCGTATCCTTGACGAGGAGGAGTTCCTTCAAGAATTATGTGAGGACGACTTTGGGCTTGGAATGGCTACAAACTTCTACTTGGAACGATGCGAGGGTATTAAGTTTAATGCGGAGATGTTGTCAGATATGAAAATCTTTGTAATTAAAATGGCGGAAGAAAGATTGCAGGATTTTGATTCAGCCGAAATTGATACTCTGGAAGAGATGGTGAATAGATATGCGTATGATTACATTTTAAATAATTATGTTGGTTGGGGAAGAGGAGAAGTAGATTACTACGAGAAATACAATATTATTAATAAGTAGAATAGATTTTATTAAGACTTAAATAGGGGGCAACCCTTTTTTTCCGCCCCTTATCGGAAGAGCCGTCTGTGAGAAAACCTCCTTTTTCATCAAAAACCTCCTTTTTTGCCCTTATTTCACTTTCTATCTATAAAAGAAAAGAAATTATATATCTATAAGAGGACTTTTTAAAATCAAGGCAGAAAAGGTGGTTTTGGAGGTTTTTGGAGGTTTCGTATTAACCCTTGATACAATAATAATACCGACACTTGAGAGCGAATTGTTTTATAAAATTGAATTTTATTTGCAAAAAAGTTATTACGCAACTAATCACACAAATTACGATAATAATACTGGGTTCAAAATAGGTAAAACGCAAAATTGAAAACTTCTGACGAAAAATTGATTATACAACTAATCACAATCTCAACAATAATAATATCGTATTAACCCTTGATACAACAATAATAAAAAATTGAAAAAAAAATTGATTTGTTTTTATATATAAACTATAACAATAAATCAATATCATTATATTATATAATCCAACGAAAATGACACTACAACATATTACGGACGAATACAAGAACTATCTACGCACTCCTACTGGTAGAGACGATTTGCAAACTGCTGTAAGAATTGCGAAAGAATGGGGTGGTAGAGATTCAGATGTTAGTTCTTCTACGAATGGGGTGCAAATTAAAAAACTTCCAGAATTTATAAAAAACAAAGTTCAGAAAGTCCCTATTACTGGTATTGCTGTTAATAATCTCTGTCATACTAACGCAAAATTCTTCTCACAATACGGATACAAGTATCGTTTTGGATATAATATTACTGCTTGTTCGTGCGGTTGTAGAATATCACTTGAAATCCACTCACTAAATGAAAAAGATGGGAAATTTTATGATTTTACAAAGGACTTTAATAAAGAAACAGAGAAATGGTTTTATCCATTAGAGGAACACTGGAATGTTTGGAAATGGATGTCCTTCTACGGACGCAGTAGAGATTTCCTTTTATATATTAAGGGTCGTTGCACTTGTCCGGTTGATTGGAACGAGTCCCCTCAAATACGTCTAATAAAAGACGTGAAAGAATTACAAGAAATAGTAGAAGATATATTTCTTGGTAGTAAGTTGCTAATTCTATAATTTATAAACCGGTAATTCTACATCGTCTTATATAAGCCATTCTTTCCGCATCATCGTTATATTGACTTGATAAAGAACTCTTATATCCTTCTGGTTTATTTGTTTGTCTCTGTAGTATAGGTTTTTGAGGTGCATAATTAGGATAGAATCTTTCCATTAATAATTTTAAGAAAAATTGCATCATTTTTTTTATGGGAGTCATATAATCCATTTTATATATTACAAATAGATTATATTTAACTCACATTAACCAAATTCTCTAAATCATCTGGATTTTTAAGAGAAATATTATAGAATCGTTCGCTTTGGTTCCGACCTATTCCAAACAATTGGCTCATCTGAAGACCATCGTCGCCCTCTGGCTTTTCTGGGGTTGTAGTTCCATCACTTCCATCTGGGTTTTTTGTGTGTTTAGGAATCATTCCTAACGTATCTATTTTCATTTTCCGGTGTAATAGATTACTACTCTCTTTCAACTTGTGATACAACGAATACTTTTTGGATAGATAGGCGTTTCCATCTTCTCCTCTTTGAGATTGCGGTAGTCTGGTTATACGATAAATATCAATCGCAAGGTTATAATATTCTTTGGCTTGTTTCATTTCTAAATCCATATTTGCCGTAATATTTAGATACATTTCTACGGCAGTAATTGTTCCTATTAACATTCCTATTATACACGTCGTTAATGAAATCCATTTTTGAGCAATAAATTTCTGTAATCCCACTGAAGCAGTAGCATTTAGAGAACTCATTATTAGTACTGGGATACGGAAATACTTGGAATACGATTTGTAGTAGAAAAATGACTTACGATGATAGTGATGTAAATTTATGCAATTTATCCTTAACTTCTCTAAAAGTTCTAAAACTTCTGGTGTCCAACCACTATTCATTTTTTTATATATATAATGTATAGATAAATGTCAGGTATATCCAATTATACACTCAACCAAAAAATAAACGCTGTATTGGGTAAGACAAGTGGGATTCCATCTGTAATAGATTTAGACACTACATTAACTACTGGTAATAATGCTGGTGCGAACGATATTGATATGAATAATCAGGATATTCTGAATGTAGATAATATTGACCTTACCACTATTAATGGGTCTGCCTACCCCCCTACTACTTCTTCTGCAAACACTACATTAGAGGATTTTGACACAGATACTAATACCGCTTCTACACTCGGTTTTAATATAAGGTTCAACGAAACTGGGAGTGGTAGTTCTACTTATTTCACGGCATCTAACTTATCTGCTCCGTATGTTGCTGGTGCGGTAGGCAGGGTTGGTCTTATACAATTGAATAGCGGTGGTTCTTCTGGTCAAGAAACGATGCTCTTTACGGATACAATCTATTCCATCGCCAATATAGAGCAGGTTATAATAGGGTTCATACCATTAGGAAATGCGAACTTTACATCAACAGGTGGGTCAGCAAGTAATGTACGACAACATTTCGGTATAAGTGCGACCACCCAACAAGTAGGTAATGCTACGACCAACTCTATTCTTTGGCGGTTAGAAGGCGGTGGGTTTATTCCAACTTGGGAGTTTGTTATTAATAATGTAGTCCAATATACAACCACTCTCGGCGATTTAACTGGTAAGTGGTGTAGGGCTACTTTTGATATTACAGAACCCTCCGCAGGGAATTACTCTGTATCCACCACTCTCGTCAATTTAACCGACGGAACTACGGAAACTACCTCCGCATTTCCACTCGTTTCTGCTGATTTTTCTAATTTCGCACCACAGACACAGAGGTTATTGATGGTTAGCGGAACACAAAACAGCAACAATAAGTATTTTGGAGTGGATTACGTGCAAACCAAACTAAAGTTATATCCCATCGGCGGAGGCGACACATTAGCATTTAGATAAAGTGTAGGATTTTTATAATATATAATATATCAGTATTATATATAAATGTCAGGTATCTCTAATTATACGCTCAACCAAAAAATTAATGCAATTTTGGGAAAAACAAGTGGTATTCCTTCTGTAATAGATTTAGACACTACATTAACAACTGGTAATAATGCTGGTTCTAATGATATTGATATGAATAATCAGGATATTCTGAATGTAGATAATATTGACCTTACCACTATTAATGGTAGTGCTTATCCTCCTTCTATTCCTGCTCCTGATTTAGATGCGGTTTTAACAACTGGTAATAATGCTGGTTCTAATGATATTGATATGAATAATAACGACATCTTACAACTTAAAAACATTAATAATTACCTATATTTTGATGCTGTAAATAGCCGACTGGGTATTAATGTCCCAGCACCCACAGAAGATTTAGAATTAGATGGGAATTTTCAACTGAATACAGGTTCTACGAGTAAGATTGTGTTTTACGACAAACCCAACGCCCACGAAAACGCCGAAATTGATGCCGAAAGTGAAGGAACAAATGGCGGATTGATAAAGTTTCAAACCAAAATAGATGGTGGGGCTGTAACTGAAAAATTACAAATAAATAACACAGGAGCAATTGGTTTAGGGGGTGCTAATTACGGAACAGCAGGTCAAGTATTAACATCACAGGGTTCAACAGCGTTGCCTACTTGGGAATTTCCTGCTCCTGATTTAGATGCGGTTTTAACAACTGGTAATAATGCTGGTTCTAACGATATAGATATGAATAATCAAGATATTCTGAATGTAAATAATATTGACCTTACTACTATTAATGGAACTGCATTTCCACCTCCTACACCAACTTCATACAATCCTATTTTACAAAGTGTCGGTGGTAATCTCAATTCAGGAAACTACGTTGTAAGGAATGGTTATTATATCCAACTGGGTAAAATAGTATGGTTTGAGGTTCGTATCCAAATATCAGGTAAGTCTGGGTTAGGGGTTGGTAGTGAAGATATACGTGTCACTCTACCTATTACAGCATCAAGCATTACTGACTTAACACAATCTCTAAATGTTGGTAATATAACTGGTATGAATACGAGTATTGTAAGTGCTTTTTGTAATTTACCATCAGGAGGTCAGAATTTCGTAGTGTTCCCCATCAAAACGACGGCTTCCACAGGGACATCAAACGCCAAAGTCAGCGACATATCAACTTCTTTTCAAATCAGGTTCGGTGGGTTCTACTTTACAGATTAAATTAGATATTTTAGGAAAATAAAAATATCTACTATAATATATAAAATGGATTTAGACAAGATATTTGACCTCAAAAATATCACCGAATCTTCCAAGAATCTATACAAACGCAACCTCCTTAAACTCAACGACAGCAAAGAAATAAAGAACCTTAAATTCCTCGCTGACGAACAAGGCATTTTAGAAAAACTTGTCAAGTATAAACCCAATACTCAACGCTCGTATATTATTGCTATAGTGAGTCTCCTTAAGTGTATGTCTATTTCTGACCCTAAAAAGTGGAAGAAATTGTATGATAAATATTATGCGATTTTAGAAAAACTTAACAAGGAATTGAAATCTAATAATGACAAAACACCCAAAGAGGAAGAAAACTGGATTACCCAAGATAAGATTGACGAAAAGGTGGAACATTTTAGACCCATTTTAGAAATGGCTCGGAAAAAAAAGAAATTGGATGAACGTGAATTTAAAGACCTACAATATATGTTAATACTGGCTCTGTTTGTTATGCAACCTCCTCGTAGAAACCAAGATTATCAGAAAGCGGTCATCTGTAAAAAACTGGATAGAGATATTTTAGAGAAAATGAATGTAGTAGATTTAGAAAATAATAAATTTCTTTTTTCCAACTACAAGACAAAGGGCACTTACCAGATTCAGGAACAGCCTATTTCAGAAGAAATCAGAGATATTCTTGACCTTTACATTAAGCATCATCCCCTTAAGAAACAACTTACGAATAAAACTTGCATCCCCTTTTTAGTAGATTACTTTGGGAATACTTTAGACAATAATAATGACATCACCAGAATCCTATACAGAATATTTGATGGGAAGAAAGTCGGCTCCAGTATGTTGCGGAAAATCTTCCTTACCAACAAGTACGGAGATACGATTAGGGAGATGGAAAAGGACACTCAACTTATGGCGACAAGCGTGGATACTGCACAAAACCATTATGTGAAGAACGATTCTTGACTATCTGCTTATGATATAGGTGGGAATCTGATTGAATTCCCTACGGCTCCACACATACAGGATATAGGAGGGAACTGGTTGCCTACTCACGCCGGTTATTGGTTTTATTGATAAACAGATTTTTTATAGATTTTTTTCTGTATAAAATGTATAAAAATATGGTAAAAAACGACGATTATTATTTCCATCAGACACCGCCAGATTTATGTAAGGTTCTATTGGATAAAATACCAGAATTAGATAGTAATTCAGTAGTGTATGAACCTTTTAAAGGTGAGGGTGGTTTTACGAGATGGTTAGAAGGTAAAGTAAAGGTTTTATATCATACTGAATTAGAAGAAGGAAAAGACTTTAGAGATTTTGAATGGGTTGAACCAATTGACTGGGTAATTTCTAATCCGCCTTTTCGGATTGATGACCTACAAGGGAAAAGAATAAATGCAGTTTGGTATTTTGTTGATTACTACGCTAAAAAATTTAATGAAGGGAAAATCACGAAAGGATTCGCATTTTTAATGAATGATTATTGTTTAGGTACATTTACACCCAAAAGAATGAAAGAATTAGAAGAAAAAGGGTTATATGTGCATAAAATATCTGTATGTAGTGTAAAAAAATGGAGAGGGAGATATTACTTTGTCATATTTAAAGCGAAGTGTTCCGGCTTTTTTGATTATATAGAAGGTAATTGGTAGGGTTGTTTGTCTTTCTATTATATAATCTGTAAAAACCTCCTTTTTTATCAAAAACCACTTTTTTTGCCTTGATTTTGGAAAGTCCTCTTATATATATATAAATTCTTTTCTTTTATAGGTAGAAATGAAATAAAGGGCAAAAAAGGAGGTTTTTGATGAAAAAGGAGGTTTTTATGGATTATATAACAAGAAGACTTCTCACAGATGGCTCTTCCGGATAAGGGCGGACGGATAAGGGCGGACAACAAAATAATAATTAAATAAAAAATTGATTTAAAGAAATTATAATATTTATATATTATATAATCTACAAATAGAATGACAGAAGTAATGAACAACGTAAATATGACAGAAGTTATAATGGATGCAAATATGCTCCGCAAACTTCAGCAATATGATAAGAAGTTGGACTATATTAAAGCCTACAATAAACAACATAAGGATGAACAAAATGAAAGAAACAAAAAATACCACCAAAAGGTTAAAGAGACCGAAGAATACAAGAGAAAGAAACAAGAATACTATAATAATGTTCTTAAACCCAGAAGACAAGAAGAAGCCAGATTAAAGAAAGAAGCACAAGAACAAGCAAGACTCAACACCCCCCAAGCAAAACTTTAGCAAGAATTTTATAAAAAATTGAAAAAAAAATGATTTGTTTTTTGTTATATAATATAATAACAAATATAGTATATAACACTTACGATAATAATACCGATACCTCTCTCAACAATTAATTAAAAAATTGAAAAAGTTTAGCAAATAATCTATTATACAACAATCCACTATTTCAACGATAATAATACCGATAAACCCCCCTATTTAGGAAAAATCTAATCGTAGGATTATATTTATTATTTATTTAAAAAATTGATTTAAAGAAATAATATATTGTTATATTATATAATCCAAAGAATGTCTGCTTTAGCGAAAACCATCCCTCTAACACGTGAGTCCATCTTTGATGGAATTGTTCTATATGAACCTATTGATACCGCTCTACTAAACAAGGTGATAAATTCCGATTTACTCCTTGAAAACTATCAAGACCAAGCCAGAAAACAATATTATGAAAACGAAAAAACACACTTACTAAACTACCAAAGAAACATTAAACAAAATCTTGCTCGTGTTGAGTATAAACGAACTAATGGGTGGGGTATTGGACGTTTCAATCCAGTTGGCTCTTTAGGATTGCATTCTATACACAGACAGACCAGACATACAATTGCAAATGGTTTATTACGTGATATAGATATTGAAAATTGTCATAACCGGTTCCTACAGCAAATTCTCACCCATAATGATTTTAAAGGTGAGTATGATATGCTTATAGACCATAATGAGAATAGAGAAAAATGGCGTGAAGAAATCATTACTGCTTACAACTTGGAAAACAACAAGTTTGCGAAATTACCCACAGAAGACAAAAGATACAAAAAGCCCAAAGAACTCGCCAAGAATCTGATTATTCGCATCTTGTATGGTGGTGGATTAAAAAAATGGAAGACAGCGTTTGAAATTTCAGAGGACATTCCTACACCTAAAAAAGTGGCGAAATTAATATCCCAAGTTTATGCAATACAGAAATGGGTATGCTACCATAATCCTGAACTATTTAAAAAGTGTAAAGAACACAACATTAAAAAGAAAAAAGATTACAATCACGAGGGGACTACTACCTCGTGGTTCTTACAAGAAAAAGAATGCATCGTATTGGAGGAGATGTATAGATATATGGTTAATAACGGCTACATCAAGAACGACATCTGTGCTCTCTGTAATGATGGTATAATGATTCAAGACAAATACTACAAACCGGAATTAATTGATGAATTACACACACAAGTAAAAGAAACCACTGGATTCGCTCTCAAGTTTGAAGAAAAACCACTATCTGAAGGATACGAGAATATTATTGACAAACATATTATATTTGACCTTTGGAATAGAGACGGAAATGATGGTATGTATGCAGACTATTTTAAAGTGTTGTATAGTGAAGAATTCGTGGTTCGTTATGAATGTCTATATACTTATAATAAGGTTTATTGGGAGAGAAGTGAGGCAAAGGTATGGAAAAAAATATCCAGTAAAATAGATGGTGATTTCAAGGATTATATACTGAAAAGGGCTTTTGCAGTAAGGAAACAGATGAAAAAGGACGAATCTGATTATGAAGAGAAAAAGTTTCTTGACAAAGATAAAAAGGTTCTCTCTACTGATGAAATATTAAAAAAATTGAAAGGAAAATGGGGAGACGCACCAATCAATCCACCAGAAGGCAAAGACCCTGTTCTTTATTTCCTGAAATTCAAGATAGATAAGGTCTTGAGTTATATAAAGGAAACTGAAAAATACTTGCGATGTGTTTCTACAAGAGACAAATTAGTAAAGGATTGCGTTCGTGTATTGTCTAATGATTGGATTGAGTTTGATTCTAACGGCACATTACTTGCATTTGAGAACAAAGTGTATGACTTGGAAGATGGTAAATTTATCACTCCCAGACACGACCAGTATATAAGTCTTACTACTGGTTGGAAATGGACTCACGGATATGACCCTAAAAACAAGGAAGAATTAATGCGTGTATTGGAAACAATATTCCCCATAAAAGAAGAAAGAGATTTCTATCTTCAAATCCTATCAACCGGTATTTATGGAAAGGTGATTCAGCATTTCTTTGTAGCCAAAGGTGTAGGAGGTAATGGTAAATCGGTTATTAACGGATTGATGATGAAATGCGTAGGAAATTACGGATATAAATTGCCTTCATCTGCAGTATCCCAACCAATCAAGGAAGGTGCAAATCCTTCTATTGCGAATGCGAATAACAAGCGATTCTTATTATTTCAAGAACCGGACAGAGCCAAAAGAATATGTTGTAGCACCATAAAAGAAATAACTGGTGATAAAACTTTGAATTGTAGAACTCTATACTCTACAGATACTGAAACAAGATTGAAGGGGACTTTACTCGGAGAGTTTAATGATTTACCGCAACTTGATGAATCTGGTGATGCTATAGGACGTAGATTGATGGTTCAAGCGTTTATAAGTAGATTCCTGACACACGCTCAATATGATGAATTAGATGAGGAGCAAAAAAAGACTGGTTTATATCATCTTGCGAATCCTTACTATACTGGGGACGAGTTTCAAGAACAATACAAACAAGCATTAATGGAGTTATTGATGGAGCATTTCAAAATATTCCAATCACAGAATTATACTTTAATACCACCAAAATCTGTGGTTAAGGAAGCCGATGAATATATGAAATATAGTGATGACCTATATGGCTGGTTTAATGACAAGTTCAAAAGAGAAGAAGGTGAATTTATGCCCTTCAAGGAGGTTTTTCAAGTCTTCAGTGAAAGTTCCTATTATACTAATATGACAAAAGTGGATAAAAGGAAATACACCGCAAAATATTTAAAAAATGTTTTATTCGCTAATCAGTTTCTGAAAAAGTCTTGTAAATTTAAAGGAACAACTTACAAAGGAAAGAAACTATCTGCCGATTCTATAGTTGGCTATAGGTGGAGAGACTTTGGAGAACAAGATGATTATGATGAGGATGCTGAAACAATAGTGATTCATTAATTATTTTAAACATTAATTATTTTAAAATTTAAAAAATAAAAATATTATTATTATTATTTTTTTTGTCCGCCCTTTTTCGGAAGAGCCGTCTGTGATGATGGGTCTTCTTGTTTGGGTCTTCTTGTTATATAATCCATAAAAACCTCCTTTTTTATCAAAAACCTCCTTTTTTGCCCTTTATTTCATTTCTATCTATAAAACAAAAGAATTTATATATATATAAGAGGACTTTTTAAAATCAAGGCAAAAAAGGTGGTTTTGGAGGTTTTTTGATAAAAAAGGGGGTGAGGATATTATATAGTATGATGACACATATCCAACCGGTTGCCTTAAAAAAGGAGAAATAATAAAATATAACATAAATATATAAAATGAGTGCAGAACCTATTGATTTTGACGATATAAAATGGGGTAGCCTTACGAAACAACTCCAAGCATTTAACCGGAAAAACCGCACCAAAATGGATTTAGAAAGTTTCTCCAAACATATTTTAGCCAATCCAAAGAATTTTATTGAACGCAGTAAGGATAGAGCCAGATTCTACTTAAACGTTATTAAACCGAGAGCCAAGAAAGGAGGTGCTCTCTCATCGCACGTAATGAGCGACTTATTAGCCCAATCGTATGAAACCAAAAACAAAAAGAAAAGAAGAACCGAAATAGATGGATTTCATATAGACCCTTCATTATCTGGAGAACGAGTCCAAGTATGGTATAACCCTACTACTAAACAAGCAGTGGTCGTCCATCGTGGAACAGCCAGTTTCCAAGATGTAATGACAGATGCACGGCTTTTTTTCGGAGACAAATCCGGCAAACGATTCAGACACGCAGAGAATATTCAAAAAAAAGCCGAAGCCAAGTATGGAAAAGCACACGTTACTACACTTGGTCATTCATTGGGCAGTTCGGTGGCGGAGAAAGTAGGACAGGACTCTAAAGAAGTCTTGACATTAAATAAGCCGACTACATTAGAGGATTTAGCCAAAGGGAAAAAAGTCAGCGAAAAGCAAACCGATGTCCGAACCAAATACGACCCAGTTTCTATTCTCCGACCACACCAAAAGGGGAGTGATGTAATAGAAATAGAATCAACGACTTGGAACCCATTAGCCGAGCATAAAACGGATACCCTAAAACGATTAGATGAAGATGTAATGATAGGAAGGGGAAAACTCGGAATGATGATGAGAGGAGGTATGAATGGCGAAACTGATGATGAAGATGATGATGACGACGACGACGAAGATAATGAAGTAGAAGAACCCCCTCCAATGAACGAAATACAACGAACAGCCTATAATCATCTACGAGCAATAACTAACGATATGTTCGCTCGTTGGAATGATGGTCACCAAGTAGTCCCCTATTTACAAGGACGTTATGAAGAAGCCGGTGATATAGTGAGACAACTTCGTGAGATTGGAGAATCTCACCCATCAGTTGATTTACTTTACCTTCAAATGGAAGGGATAATAGGCGAAGTATTGGACGAAATTGAAGACCCACAAGGGGCGGACACTGATGATGAATCAGAAGACGAATCAGATGAAGAAGACGAATCAGATGAAGAAGACGACTTCTTCTAATAAATGTAAAAATTTAAGGTTAGATTTCTAATAGTATAAATATAACCTTAATCCTCATCGTGTCTATTTAATATATAGCATTCTTTTTCAGACATAACACACATTGGGTAAGTCTTCATCACACACACCCAACGAGAGTCTAATTTTTTTATTTTCTTAATCTGGTCTTTTTCTAAACCGAAATAACCTTCTAAACAATATTTTAAGGAACGACCACCTAAACCATTTGGAAACAATACGATTCCGTGAGCCTCATTAAGAATCAGTTTCGTTTCATTACCATTGGTTAGAGTATGAGTGCATACACAACAACTGGTATTAGAATGTCGTCCAGTAGTCAAGATAGAGTTTTGTATCTCCCACACCTTCTTACGTAATTTCCGGTCGCTAATGGCTTCACAATCATCAAAGATAACCAACGAGTCTTTAAAATCGTGTGTATCAATCGGTTCAATCAAGAAGCCATCTTCGTGTATCTTGACACGTTTTATGTCTTTGACCTTATCAATAGAGCCTTTATCTTCTGCTAATGCACTAAATAAGAACACTTCACGTTTGGGAAATAATTTCTTATAATGTTGGGCGAAATTCTTACAGAAAAAGGACTTACCTGAACCACTCTGACCGGACACATACAAGATGGTTCTCTCCTTACTGACATCCGGTAAGGGCTGAATGTGTTGATGGGGACGACACTTAAAGTCCATAAAGTAATGATTCACTTTATCTTTATCCTTTTCAATACTGATAATGGAGTTCTTTTTCTTGCCTTCTTCAACTATAAGGGCAACTGGACTACCTTCACACTCTAAATTCATTATATATTACCTAAATATAATAAATTTCCCTGTTTTTTCATACCGAAAAATAATCTAAAAGAATGATTTTAATTTGGGGTTACCGAAAAATAATCTAAAAGAATGATTTTAATTTGGGGTGTTTTTCTACGAATTCGTGCGATTCTTTATTGACTTGTTGTTGTATATATTCCCTGATTTCGTCTAATCTTTTGGGCATTTGTTTCAGAGAGACTTTATTCTTTATCTCCTCAAGTTCATTAATAGCGACTTCTTTAAGTCGTTTTTCTGGACAATCAACTAATTTCTGTTGAATTAAAGAAATATTGTGTTTGACTTTGTCTCTTGGTGGTTTTCTGAACTTGTTTTCAGTCAGAGTTTTCAGAGTATCAATATCATTTTTCACACTATTGAGCCAACCGGTATGTCCGTTAAAGAATTTAACAAGAATTTGTCTTAACGGCTTTTCTTTATCTAATAGATTGAGAGATGCATATACTCTTTTGAGTGCTTTCATAACGTTGCCTTCTTTGAGGTATTCACGACCATCTTCTAATATTTCTTCGTATATCTTCTCAATCGGTTTCTCGTCATAATTCTGGTAGCCATTAAGAGTGAAGTAATACATTTCGCTGAATTCTGTGGCTATACCATCAATAAAGGCGATAATATCCATTTTTATGACGGATTTTTGCAATAAAACATCTGTAAATTTATATTCTTTATTGCTTACCACTTGAGTGCCTTTTTTTATAGTTTGTTTCGTCCATCGTAAGGGTTCTCCTTTATCGTCTTCTCCACATTTAAAATCTGTAATGAAGATATTGGGGTCTTTAGATGCACGTTCAAATTTGTTCTGGAATAGTTTTAATATTTGTTGCGGATATTTACCAACGTCTAAAGTATTAAAATATTCCAATAAGTCAAAATCGCTTTTATACTTGATATGTGGTATAGATTGGCTTCCTACAATTTTGTATCTTCCGGTAATAGTCAGAAGATTAAATACTTTATTTTCTTCTCGTGAATATACAGAACGATTTAAAGTTTCCATTATATACTAAATCTACATAATATCTTTTACAAATGGTGGTAAATTTTTCTTCCCTTTAATATATTGTTTCCGTATGGCTTGAATAAATGCATCTTGTGGGTCTATTTCAGAAAGTGTTAAAGGGGTTTTAGCAGAGACTCGGTTGGTTGGACGATATACTGGGTAATCAAGAGCAGGTGCATAATTAATCCACCTTTCCGAGAGCCATCTTGATATTCCTTTCTTTGGGTCTTTTTTTCCAGTGTATTTACCTCCCAATTCTTTATATTTCTTGACAATCCACGCAGACTTGTATGCTCCGTGAGTCTTGTATTTTTCATCAGCCATTTTCTTGACTTTTGCATAAAGTTTTTTATTTACCGGTTCTGGTGATGACATATTATATATAATTGGTATATAATATTTCTACCTGTTATTACAATTTACTTTATGCGAAACCCAGCGACAATTTTCAGGGCAATAATTACCATTATTATCTATTCGGTCTATTTCAAGATTTTCGTTAAAGCCATTTTGTATAGACCACTCATAAAAAGCCATAAAATTGGTTTTCCATTCATCACATACAACAACACCTTTATCTAAATACGAATATCTCTTAACAGGGTCATTTACTCTGGCTTTCATTCCAGCCCACCTTATATATAGAGGGTGTGTTGAGAGGTTATGTAGTATATCTCCTTTTTCTATTCGTGTGTTTCTAATAGAGCATTTATTACATCTGTCACTTTTTCGTTTTACATCTACTCTACACATACGGACAATACTGCAATCAGGACAGGTAATTTCTATTCTCTTTTTATTTGCCTGTATCTTTTCTCTATTCTTCAATCGGTATCTTGCTTGAATCTCTTTACTTGTCTGCACCATTATATATATAATGGGGTGATAATCCTTTATATATATTTTTTACAAACATACATAATATTTCGCCCTTATTTGGGAGAGCCGTCTGTGAGAATCCTCTTGTTACTCTAAAAACCTCCTTTTTCATCAAAAACCTCCTTTTTTGCCCTTTATTTCATTTCTATCTATAAAAGAAAAGAATTAATATATATATAAGGAGACTTTTTAAAATCAAGGCAGAAAAGGTGGTTTTGGAGGTTTTTTTATAAAAAAGGGGGTGAGGATATTATATAATAGAAAGACAAATTAGACATATTGTCCAAGATAATTTCCGGCATCCATCGTATATCCGTCCCCAGAGGCGTTCTGATTGACACTACCAGCATTAACTGGTGCTTGTATAGGGTTATAGTTGATAATGAGTTGTTGTAATTGAGGCAGTCTTTGAATGACTTGTTTATTTACTTCGCCCATCAGTTGTTGAGACGCTACTAATTCCTCATTTGCACCTACCCCACGAGCCAACTGAAGTTCTTGTAAAGCGAAAGAAAGAGTATCATCATAAATGTCATATACCATTTTAATAAGGTCATCTAATCTATTAACTTGTTCTTGATTTAAGTAGTTGAATCTTGGAGCCAAATCTTTAATGTAATCTTTTAGTGTATTACCGAGTTTAAGCAGTTGCCCCATTTGAGAACGAAACGAGCCAACACCGGTAATGGTTCTAACTACGGCACGTTGATTCTGTTCCATTGCGTGTTGAACGTGTTGTCCAATTTCTTCTCCAGTAGGGAAAAGTCTTTGTCTTCCAGGACGTGGTCTTTCAGGAGTGGGGGGTAAAGGAGCACGATGAATCCGGTTGGCTTCTTCAGATTGTGTTCCAATAGCAAATAAATAGGTGTGTGATTCTTGCAATAGAGCATAAATAAGATACAACATTTTTTCTAAAGAGAGGAACAAATCATCGGCTTGTGCGTCCATCCCTTCAAAAGTAAGAAGTTGTGTATTGGTATATTTTTCCAGAAGTAGTTTATTGATACGCCTTTTAATACGATTGTCGTATTCTAATTCACTTGTCTGATAAGCAGGTAGCATATTTTATATATTAACCCTATATAAAATATTTGTCAATTATTTGAATGCTAAAGTCTCTAAACAATTAAAGGAAACGTCCCAAAGGCGAATGTTTGGGGTCACCACCCATTCCTCCTCCATACAATCCTTCTTCTTTTACGATTCTGGATGCTTGGGGAAGACTACATCCTCGTTCAGCCATAACTTGTTTAACAATTTGAGCACGTTCGTGCCTTGCTCCACCGGATTGGGCTCCTCCTCTTCTTTTCTGATACATACGTTTAATATCAGAGCCTAAATCTTCAATATCGTCAATTGCTTGGCGAACTTTATCACGCCTTCCCTCCCCAGCAAGATAACTCGCTAACATCTGCTCACCCACATCGGTCCCAACACGGAGAGCAGATTTTCCAACCTCTTTACCGATTGATTTTCCAATTTTTCCCATACTAATTTTACCACCGGCTGGTTCGGATGAACCAGACAAGGCTTCTTTAATGGTTTTCTTGGCGTAATCTTTCACAATAGGGGTGGCTGTCTTAATCACGTGGTCTGCGATTTTCTTGGTAATGGGATGGGAAGCAATCTTTTTTATGCTCAATTTACGACCACCAGACATTCCTTGTTGTTCGTCTTGCATCATACTACTAACAAGACTATCAATACCTTTCTTAAGGGCTTTCTCTCCTTGTTTTTGCACAATAGGAGTTGCTTTTTTAATAATAGTTTTGCTGACAGGGTGAGAGACTGCTTTCTTGAGTGAGAACTTTCCACCTGCTGGAGGTCTTCCTCTTCTTCGTCCGGCTGCAGCCATCATTCCAACCTCTGCACCTTCCATTAGTCCCTCATCAACGGCAGGGTTTGTAAGAGCATTTA